ATATCAAATAAATAAAATATTCAAACAAAGAAGACTGCAAAGAGAGTCACAGCTAAAAAATAAGCTGAATAATTATTTTATATCATGATAAACCATTTTTAACGATTTATCATACACTTTACATTTTACAATTTGTAATTTAAATATTTTATTCATTGATCTAGACATTAGCCATTCAGTCATATAATTATTATTAAAAGCTAAAACAAAATATTTGATATTAAGTAAAAATAGATATTTGATTATAAAGTATGGAATTATATTTGTATGTTGAATAAATTTATTTGGTTTTGAAAAATGTTTGATATTTTTTATATTGTAATGTTTGAATATTTTATTTATTTGATATATAGTAAATTTTTCTTCATCGATTATTAATTGCCATATATCTAAATTATTCATTGTACCAATATATAAACTATGTAAATATAATGCAATAACTTCTGTATATGCTTCATTAATTAAAATAGGTCTTGAATCATCATGCATTTGAATAATTTTAACATCATTAGTAAATCGTTCAGGTTTATTATAATCTAGTTCCAAATTATGTAACAATTCATGTATTAATACTTTATACAATTCTTCTTTTCTAAATATTTGTAACCATTCATCAGTCAATGATACACCAGAATTAGTTTCAATAGTTCCTAATGCACCATTATAACCTATTTCTTTTTTAAATTCAGATAAGTAAATATATAGATTAATTGATTTATTAGATTTGTCGGTTGTCATGGACATTATCCACTTCGTAATTCTGACAATATTATCAATGATTGATTGTGATACAGGTTTATCATTTAGTACATATATATTGACATTATCCCATGATATATGATAATAATGAGAACATTTCGTTTCAATCCAATGAATAATGGTGAGTGGAATAAATTTAGAAATGGCTAAAATAGACATTATTCGTTGTTTAATTTTATCACTAATTAATGATATTACATCATCAACATCCATCATTTCGCTAATAGACATAAATTTATCAGACATTACTTTTTCAACCTTTGACATGGTTTCATCAGTACATATCAATCGTACGATATTATTTTGTGTATTTAATATTGATTCGTAGCATTTGAAATCCATATTAACATTATTTAATTTATCTATGAAATCGCTATGGATATATTTTTTGATATTATATTTTGACATTATATTCTTATGATAATTCATTATTATAAGAAAAGATTAATTAATTAATGCATTTTAACATATCATTGAATTTTGGTGGTTTTTTAAGAAATATTAATACAATCAATGTACCACGTTTAATCTTTGGAGTATTGTTAAGAAAATAACGCAAACCTCTATTAACATATTTAATTGTAATTTTATCACCATCAAAATCAAAATCATTGAATGGATTTGAAGATTTTATAGTAATAGGTTTTTCATCAAAGTAATCAAAAGTTTGTTTATAACCATTAAACAATTCATATAATGTAATAGTAAAAGTTACTAGAATGTCATAATCATTTACTCGTTTATAATATTTATTATGTAAGCATTTAACATTTACTATTACACGACTACGTACTAATTTGCTTTCTTCGTTTATATAATCATTACCTTCATTATCTAATATAACACGATCGTCACAAATTGGTATATTGATTGTTTTTTCTTCAATGATCATTTCTTGATTTTTTAAACATTGTCTTTTAAATGTTATCATTTTGAGTTTTGCATGAAATATTTCATCCATATTTGTTTCAATGTTAATAATGATATCAGATTCATTATTTGAATCACTATATTGTTCTGAACATTCAGATTCATATTGTTTTTCATCTATAGTACTCGAATCTATTCTGTTATTTGGTATAATTATATGTTTTTTTATTTCGTTCAATATATTATTTTCTTTTATTTCTGCATTATTTTCTTGAATTAATTGTTCTAAGAAACCTTCTTCATCCATGTGATCAAATAAATCTGTCTTAGTAGAATTGAATATATTTGCACATAAAATATTAATTGCTTCAAAAAAATTAAATTGATTATCAACATTATTATATCCTATAGTATCTGTTAAATCATACATTGTTTTTTTACTATTATCAGACAATATATCATATGCTTGTTTTATAGCATAAAATTGATTTGAGTTTGGATTCTTATCAGGATGGTATTTTAATGCTAGCTTTCTATACATTCGTTTAATTTCCTCTTGTGAAGAATATTTGGTTAATTTAATTTCATCAGTTGACAATATATCATATAAATTCATTATAATATTTAAATCGTTTAGATTTAAATTGATTTTAACTTAAATAATTATAATGAATAAAAACATATTCTTGCGTTCAAGGACACATGTGGTTAATGATAAACCTGTCAAAACCGTTTCTTCAACACCAATTATAAAAAGTAATAAATATAATCCTGATGTAATGACTAACTATGATCAAATTAAAGATTATAAAATAGGTGATATCAATTATAGCAATCAAACATGGAAAGGAATTACTGGAACAGAATTTGATTTTAATCCAACTAATACTGAAAATTTTAAACTAGAGGTTGAAAATATAGATCATCGAAAAATCACCAATGATTATGAAATAGAATATATAGAACGTGAAAGAGAACGATTGGCAATAGAAGAAAAAAACAAACAAATTAAAGAACGAATGTTACAAAATGTACTAGTAATGACTGATGAAATATGTGATGGTAATACAACTATTGATGAATTACCTGAATATAAGGATTTAAAAATGCAAAGTGGTAGTGATGTTTTAACTACAGAACAAGATGAATATAATCAATTGTTAAATGATATAGGAAATATTTAAATGATATTAGGATTTGATTTAAAAAATAAAGCTCTTAATAACGTTAATGAATATAGAAGAAATATTCAAAAAACTTGTTATATTATCATCAAAGATTGATATTTTATTATTTGAAAAACATAATAATACTAAATGGTCATTAAAAAGTAAAAATATTGTAGATCAACTGATAATTAACTATAGTAATAAATTATATGATAACTTTAGTAGTCTAATAAAACAATATATACATAATGGCAAATGTATTGAAATTAATATTTTATCTGGTGAATTGATTGATCGATTGAAAATTATTAATGATATTAAAGAAAATATATTAATATTCAATTCATTGCAAAAACCTAAGAGAATTAAAAAGATTATTAATAATGATATTATTATTGAATCATTTTCTACAAATTATGTTTAATATAGTGTTTTTTTATTATTTTTGTAATTAAATATGAAAATAATAGGTATTGATTTAGGTACTTCAAATTGTTGCGTCAGTTATATTGATGAAAATGGTACCATGGAAATAATACGCGATATAAGTTTTAGTAATAGCATCACTATTCCATCAATAGTTAATATTAATAACGATACAATATTAGTTGGTAATGAAATAAATAAAAGTCATATCAATTATAATAAAAATATTTTTCATAGTTTTAAACGATTAATAGGTCATTCTATTGATGATATTCATACTACAAATTTAAAAGAAATATTAGATTATAAAATCGATTCATGTAATAATAATATAGTATGTTTTGATACTGAAGATAATATGCATCATCTAGAAGAATTAATATTCTTGTTACTAAAAAAAATTAAACAATTGATAGTTAATAAATTGAATTGTAATGAACATTGGCATTGTATTGTAACTGTACCAGCCTATTTTAATGAACCACAACGACAAATAACAATGAATGCAATACATATGGCCGAATTACCTATTATTAAACTATTAAACGAACCTACTGCGGCATCATTTGCTTATTTATATCATAATAATGTTTTACAACAACAATCATTTCATAAAAAAATATTAGTAATAGATTATGGTGCAGGTACTTTAGATTTAACAATTCTTGAAATAGAAAAAGATAATACAGAAATAGAAAATATATATTGTGAAGTATTAGGAATATATGGTGATAATAATTTTGGTGGAATAGATATTACTAAAAAAATATACAAAACAATGTTTCAAGATTCGGATATAAATTTAAATTTAAAAATGAAGATATGTGAAGATATGAAAATTATGTTATCTTCCCAAGGTGATGCAACTTATTATTGCAATGAATTGAATCGAACATTTGTTTATTTATATGAAATATTTTTAGATCAATTGGAAGAATTTAAAAACAAAATCTATTCAATTATTGATAAAATATTAGAAATAAGTTCTATGGAAAGAAATGATATCGTTGAAGTAATATTAGTAGGTGGATCTTTTAAGATACCTTATTTTAGAAAACAAATATCGGAATATTTTGATAAAACTATCAATCAAGTTAGAGTTAAATTTTCTAATAAAGAACATTTGTTATATGAAGATATAGCTGTATCATTAGGTGCATCAGTATATGGTTATTTTAATAATATGGCCAAAGATGTTGTATTAATAGAACGACTTCCATTATCAATAGGTATTGAAACGCAAAATAATGAGATAGTAAAATTAATGGAAAGAAATACAATTATTCCATTAACAAAAACTAAAATATTTACTCCAGAAAAATATGGCCAATCATTTGTTGATATAAATATTTATCAAGGTGAAAGTTTGTTTACAGAACATTGTTATTTTATAGGTACTTTTCGTTTGACGCATATTCCTCTCAATCATCCATCTATCTTTGTAAGTGTAAAAATAGATAATAATGGCCTAATAACTGTTAGAGCAGCTGATAAAAGAAATAATACTAGTACAGAAATTAAAATAGAATCATCCACATCAGCATTAAGTGAAGAACAAATTAATGAAATAATTGTTGGTTATGAAGGAATGATGGTTGATGAAGAATTATATAAACGTGTTATACATAATTTTTATACATTGATAGGATTTGTTGATAAGATATCGTACCAACTAAATTATAATAGTACATTAGAATTGACCGAAGATGTTAAAGAAATTATCAAACGAGATATCGAATTAATTATCAATAGAATGGATAATGCTTTTATAGTAAAAAAATACAATATTAATACAAATTTAATTCAAAAATGCATTATAATTAATGATTTGGAATGGCATCAAAATGAATTAATAGAATTATCCAATAATCAAATAGAACAATATGATAAATTATTAATACAATTACGTCATTATTTAGTAGATAGATATGATATTTATTTATTGTCAGAAGATGAAGATGATATTGTTGCTAAAAATCAAATAGCTGATTTAGAAACATTGGATGATAATGATAAAAATATTGATAAAACATATCATGATACAAAATCATATGTTGATGAAAAGAAAGAGAATGATATGTCAACAAATATTAAAAATATATTAGGTATTTGTTCTGATAAAGAAGATTATGAAAATTTGAAGAAATATTTATTAGAAAACATAGAAGATTTTGGAATAAACAACGATGGTATGAAAATATTATTAGATAAATTAAATGAAGAAATTAATGTTGACAATGTTGGTATCAATTACAAGATATTACTAGATGAAATTAATGATTTATGTATATATTTGAAAAATTCATATTAAGAAATTGTCTCATTGTAAGTTAATGAAATATATACTATTTCGATGTTTTTTAATTTATATTATTATATATTTGATTTTACAATTATCAAAAAAGAAAAAAAACGAAACATTTGTAAATGTTAAACCAAGTGGTAAAGATTGGCTAGAAGAAATATTTGATTCACGTCAAATAATAACAATACCCGATAGAATAGATCATGTAAAAGATTTTTGTTCTTCATTTCATATTAATGAAACTATTTTTCATGCAATTATGAAGGATGACATATCGTATAATAATATTCATGGTCTAAAAATAGGAGAAATAGCATGTGCATTATCTCAAGAAAAAGTATTAAATGATTTTATATTATCTAAACATTCTACTCTGTTGATGTTTGAAGATGATAATATAGGATTTCGTAATGATATATATAAAAATTCAGAAATAAATCTAAATCATATTAAAACATATATTAATGATGTAGTGATACGATTACCTAATGATTGGGATGTGTTATATCTTGGTAGATGTTGGGACAATTGTAATAAACATATCAAAATCAATCAATATGTTTATAAAACTCATAGAACTTTATGTCATCATGCTATAGCATTTTCTAGAAATGGAGCCGAAAAAATATTAGCAGCAATAAAACATCCATTATCAAAACCAATAGATCATATTGTAGCAAGTTTAGCTACTAATGGTATTATTGATTCATATGCATCTGTTATTCCTATTTTTTATCAAAATCGTGATGAAATGTCATCTACTATTGGCAATTATGATCATTTACCTGTTTGTATGTAAATGTAAGATAAATTAATCAATTATAAAATAATGCTATCATCTATTTTTGTCCAATCTATAACAGTCATAAAATCAATTTCATCTTGAGTCCATTCAAAATTAATATCTGTATTTAATTTTGAACGTTTGTGTTTTGGTACTTTTTCTTGTACTTTTAATTTTGATTTCACACTTTTGATATCAGTATTGTCAAAATCAGTAGTAAAATTAAAAGAATCTAAATCTAATGTAGTTTCTCGTTTTCGTGTGAAATTCTTGTTTTCAATAGTACTTTTTCTATAATTAATAATCATTTCATCGCTTTTATGTTCAGAACAATATTTTTTTGCCATTTTAGGATTTAATAATTTATCATAGTATACACCATTTTTTTTACATTTTTCAATACAACATTTTTCATTTTTACATAAATTTATTTTTGCTATATCAGAATATGTATTATTTCCATTATATAATGTATATGAATTAACCATATTAAATTTAATATGATTTTCACATGATGTTGCTTTTAAAAAACTATAACCATACAATGCTTTACGTTCACAATCATCATGAGTACAAACAGTATTTCTGGCATCAAACATACCACATATTTTATGTTTTGAACATCTAGTAGGAATATTTGCATTAAACCCAAAAACGCAGAAATTTTTACAATTATCAATAGAACACATTATAATTTATATTATTGGTTGTATAAAAAAAGTTTTTCAATTTTTATTTTTAAAGTATCACTTCATTAGAATGCATCATTTTGATCAATATTTTTGCAGTTTCATTAATATTACAATAATGTTCTTCACAATAAAATTCATGTTGTATGGATATATTTTTACAACTGTCATATTTACAATATCTATATCTAACATTTTCCATACCGATCATTTTATGTTCAGTGCAATATAATCGTGATGATTCGCCTTTATAATTGAAAGACGCTATTATACCACAATTTGCATGAATACAATATTTATTCGCTTTTGATCTATTACCATATGTTGTTTTTTTATACTTGTAATCCATTAAAAATATATTACATAACTATGATAAAATATATTTTTCAATTATTTGGTTAATTTAAAGCAAAGCTTCGAATAAATTTCTACTGTCTTCCAAAAGACCATTTGAGAAAGCAAGATGAGATTTAAGTCTAGCGAATGAATCAGCGACAGAACCATATGATGCAATAGAACTACCAAATTCTGCTGAACCAACACCATTGGTAGGCAAACCTTCGGCAAAGATATTGGCTAAAGTAGTAGCATTCAAATCAATAAAGATTCTTTCAGGAGGAAAATCACCAACTCTAAAAACATAATGACCATTTAAGTATCTATTAGCACCAGAGCTAATATCACCAATATAATCATAAGGTAATTCATGATCAAGAGCACATCCAACATTGTTCAATCGACCAAGTAAAAATTTCAACTTTAAAGTTCTGTAATAGTTTCCAGTGAAAGTAGTAATAGACACATCAGACAATGAAGTATCGGTAGCAGAAGTACTGGGAGTACTAGCAATGTCCATCAATGTAGTTTCCATAGAGATAGGGACGGATGAAGAAGTAACAATTGAATCAACACTTGAAAAAAATACATCAAGGATGATAGACAATTGCTTTAAAAACTGAATATGATCAGGATCAGTACCAGATAGGGTTGTATCGGTGGTCAAGAAAGCACCATTCCAAACCGAATACCATGATTGAAGAGACTCTGATGCTAATACAAGCTGAGCATCAATATTGGAATAAATTTCTTCATAAGCATTACAAACACTGATTAGGTTTCTAACGGCGACTTTATTGCTTGAGTAATTTAACTTTGATTTGTCAAAAAGATAGGGCATGATATATTATAACGCACCATTTTTTTAATTTCTAATTATTTATTTTTCTTTATTAAAAGATCCTCAAGATTTTTTACATTTAATTCCATTATAACCTTTATCATTTGTATGTTATGTATGTTTTTTTCACACAGTTCATTAATTATATCATTTGTATGTTCTTCCGTATATTGTTCAAACACTATTTCTACGTCAATAATAGTTAATAAAACTTTTGTTAATTTTTCATCCACATAAATAGGTGTCATAATAAGATTGTTATTTTTTGCAAATAACATAATTGTGTCATTATAATCAATGTAACATATGTCAAAAGTCATTTTATCAGGAGAATTTATAACAACTTTTTCAATATCATGGAGTAATTTATTCAAAAGATTATAATAGTTTGTCATCAAATTATCAATAATTAATTTTACGATTTTATTGGGTGATTTTGTATTTATTGCCATACCTTGTAAATTTTCAACATCTTCTATTAACATATCTAATGTTGAAAAATATTCCATATATATTGTTTTTAATAATTCTATTTTAACATGATCGAAAATATTATTGTAATAATATTCTTTTGATATTTTATATTCTTTGAAATCTATATCAGTTAATTCAGTAATATTATTAGACACAGTTGGTAATTTTTCATAAAATATATCAGTATTAATATCATATTCTGAACATCTGATATAATTTTCACCAACATATATTACAAATTCATATTGATCTTTTTCTTTTATAACATCTTTATCAAACAATTCATATCTTATTTTTGTAAATCCATCAAATAATGATTCTGAAAATTCTTCTATGTTATGTTTTGGAAAATGTGAATCATAAATTGGATTTTGTATAACATCTATAGAAATTTTACTAGGATAATCTGTAGGTATTTTTCCTGATTCAAATATGTTTTCGTTATCAATAAAAAAAGTATCATACGATGAATTAAAAATTGTATTTTTTGTTGGATCAACTAAATTAAAATTATTTATTTTAACTTGCATTGTTAATTGTAATGATGGAATATGCATTTTTTCAGTTAATGTTTTGGTAAAATCTTTATTAACATCGTAATAATAAACATAAACATATCCATTCATTCGTGGAAATACATTTAAAATCTCGAATTTTTCATTAATAATTGCAGCAATATTATTGAATAATGTTATCAAATCACTTTTTACAATTGTTTTATTTTCTAATAATTTTAATTGATCATTGAAATCAATATATTTTTTTATAATAGTGTTAAAATTAATTTTTATCAAGTCTTGAATATAAATGAAATCATAATTATCGTTTGCATTTTTGATATCAATGAAATATAATAATACATTATCCATGGTTATTTTAAGATATTTAGAAGATGGAATAATACAGCTAATATCTGTCATATCAAAATGAAATTCTTGTTTATTAATATTAAAAGTACAAATTTGATTATCCAAATCATTGATAAATAAATTAACATTGAAGAAATTATAGGATGATTGTTGAAAATGTTCAAGATATTGAAATACAATCGTTAAATAAAATGCATTACTATCAATAAAAAAATTATCTATTGATTCAATGATAAAATTCATAATATTTAAAATATCATCGTGTTTCATTATTATTAGTATGAGATTATTTATTTTCTAATACTTTTTAACTTTTGTAAATAAGTAGAAAAATAATATGTTTTATCATCAATGAAAAATGTATCAGATTCTTCATATAATGTATGATCAGGTTTAGAAATATCTGTTACTATAACTGTTGAAAGAAAATCTTTATCATAATATTTTTTCATACATAATGTTTCAAATTCAGGTTTCTGTTTTATAGTGGCATAATAATATTTATCATCGATAAGTTTGCAATATAATTGTATATAGTGATTATATTGTAAGTCTTGAATTATTCTATAAACTGGTATGTATTCACTTGGTAAATCTTTCAATAAAAAAGTTATTCGATATTTATTGTTTGGAAATTGTTGATAAAATAGAAAACTTTTCCAAAATATTTCACCATAATATTTAGATAATTCTTCATCACATTCTATATCTTTTAATGCAATTACATATACAGCTATTATTTCTGGAAAAAATGGATTATGATTTGGTCCAGTTACAACAAGATGTCCAATATTAATATTTTCTACTATATTTTCCATCATATTATATTCTTCTATATTTCCATTAAATGCCAAATCATTGATTTTACTTATCATTGGATTTTCAGCAGCAACATTATTTAAATTTAATGTTTTATATTTATAAAATATTGTATCTTTTTTAATCCTTTCCTTGGCAAATACACCATCGCCATGACGTGACAATCGTATTTCTATATCTTTATGTTCAACATTAATTTCAGCAGTATGATCGCATATTCTTTTGTTATATCTAATAATTTCTTCCATTAATAGATAATACTAATATTATCTATCGAATAATTAATCAATTTTTTAATGTACTAAACATAAATCAACAGCATCTGCTAGTGTATCAATTGTTTTATATGAAAATTTATCATCAAAAAGATCTGGATAAATTTCAAACAATTGTACTAAATCATTTTCGTTTTTAAATGGTATTATTACAGTATTAATTGTTGAATTATTTTTAGCATTTGTTACTTTTAAATCAATACCTCCTATGGATAATATGTTGTTTTTAATATCAAGTTCTCCTGTTATGGCTATATTATTACGTATAGGTTTATTTAAAATTAATGAAATAAATAATAATGCAAATGCACAACCTGCACTACTTCCATCTTTAGACGATGATAAATTACCAACATGAATATGAAAACCATGTGGATAATCCAGATTTATCAATTCTTCTATTTTAGTTTTATCAGAATATTTTTCTAATGTCATAATATAAGATATTGCACTAGTATATGCACATTGTACACTTTCTTTCATTAATTCACTTTGTAATCCTGTATATTTGAATGAAAATTCTTTACCAAAATCAAAATTCTTTTCAATTTGAATTGTTATAATACCTCCATTACCATCAATAGTAGCATACATAGCATTAACAATACCAATTTCATCTTGATCATATGTTACATTTGTTTCTTCATATATTGTTTCGTCACATAAAAAATGATGAACTAAATCTAAATCTATATTGATTTTACCATTTTCTAAAACAACATCCAAATGATTTAATAATTTCATACGATTTAATTTTGATATCATAATTTTAATTTTTCTTTTAATTTCTCGTATACCACTTTCTTTAGTATAGGTTTCTAATATATATTTCAATATATCATCACTAATATTAATATCATATTCAAAATTCATTGAATTACATAATTCATTTATAACAAAATTCTGTACAATATAGATTTTTTCACGAATATTATATGGTTTTATGGTAATTTCATCAAATCTATTTAATAATGATGATTCAAATGAATCATTTTTATTGTATGAAGAAATAATAATCAAATTTTTTAATGGGAAATTTATGCCCTGAAAAAATCTATCATTAAAAGCTGAATTCATATTAGGATCAGCCAATTGAGAAATAATAGATTCTATTTCATTATGTGATTTACTATTTCTAGTACTAGTTTTGTCTAATTCATCCAAATATAATATACAACGTGTTGTACCAGCACGTATTATTTCCTTAATAATAGTACCGGGTTGTGAACTAGAATAAGCATAACCTATTCCATGCAATAATTCACCATCATTATGACCACCTAATGAAATTTGAATAATTGGAATGTCTAAAGCTTCAGCCAATGATTGAGCCAATAAAGTTTTACCTACACCTGGTGGACCAAAAAATGACATTATACAACCTGGTGCATCAGGATTAGCAATGCATTCTGCGATATATAATATAATTCGTTCTTTAACCTTATTGTGACCATATGTTGTTTTATTTAAATTAATTTCTATTTCGTTTAAATAATTAGCACATTCTTCGACATTATTTGCATCAATTCTAAATTTTTTTTCATCGGGATTTGGCCAAGGAAAATCTATCAATGTTTTGGCAAAAGTATGTTGTTTATAATAATCATTATTATTTAATTTTAATTCATTTAATTTCTCATTTACTAAATATTTTACATGTTGAGGCATATGTTTTGTCAAAAACAGTTGCTTTTTTAAATCAATATCATCATAAGTAAATTCAGATAATTTCTTCATTTCTTCATTTATATTAATATTTACCATTTTGAGTTTAATTTGCGACACATAATTTAGTGATGTGTAAATTATATCAGATATCATAATATTATTTGTTTTTTTCTCTTTTAATACTAAAAATAACATACCTGCAATATTTATTTGTTCATCTGACCCCAATAATAAAACCTTTACTATATTGAATATATCTATTGGTGAATCTGTTTTATTGGCAAAATAATTCATTAATGCAGAAAAAGATTTATCTTTAATTTTATTGAATAATCTGTTATAATCATCCAATAATTGTATCCATTCATCATTTGATAAAATAATTAATTCTCCCATATCACAATATTTAATATATTTTTGTTTAAAATCATTATCACCAACCAATTCATTTAATAATCTTTTCTTTTCATATAAATCAGGATAAATAACTTGAGACATTATACGTGTGTTTAAATTCAAATAATCATTTAAAAATACACCTTGAATTAAATAGTTTTCTTTGTATGTGATGTATATATTGATATACGGCACAAATATTTCATCGGGTGGATTAAGATTTCTTTTTGCCACAAATTGTTCATTAATAATATAATTTGAATCATTCATATTTTGGCGATCAAGATCTGTAACATCATATTTATTAATTCCAATTGTAATTTTCAATGGTAAGAAATGTTCAAAACATTTTATAACTTTATAATCAACATTAATATAATCATAAAAATCTTCAATATTAGTAAAACCTATTTTATTAATTAATTCTAACATTGATGAATTAATTCTATGTTTGATTGGATAAATAATTTCAATAGGAATTTCTGATGGTATATCGGCTTTTATATAATTATCAATTATTAAATTGTATACAATATCATAATTTGTGGCATATTTTATGATTATCTGTCTGTCTTCTATTGAATCATCTTGATTGTATTCGTGTATGATTGAATTATATAATAAATTAAGATTTGTAGAAATTTCATATAATTCATTTATGAGTAGATTTTTCTCCGTTGTGTTAATTATATACAAACTATATATTCTATATGTATGTTGTTGTAGTTTATTTAACAATTTATGCATATAATCATAATTTTTACGAAGACAATAAATATCGAAATCATTTTTTAACATGTTTGTATACTTTATTATTAGGAGACATAAATAATAATGTCGTTTCATTACAAAACACACATTTTTTTAAAAATATTTTTCGAATTACTTCAAATATTTTTAAAAATACTAATAATAAGACATTGTTATGATTAGTATTATTTTATTTAAAAACAGAAAAAATTCACGTCACGAAAAAATCGAAAAAAATACTATACTTCCGGCATATTTTATTCCGTTCATTTAGTTAAAAAAATAGTATTAATAATAATTATATAATGAGCGACGAAGAAGAAGTAGTACATAAGAATGTTAGATCTTTCAAGGTGAGGTTGAGCCAGGATACTCCTGCTTATGGACGATATAATGGTGATTCACCTTATCAAGCTGCAAATAAAGCACTAAGTGAATTGGTAAGAACTGCTGAAAAGAATGGTGAAGATGCAACTGGTGAATATTATTTCTGGCTTATTGAATCTACTAAGAGATCAAAGAAGCGTGTTCATCAATACAGAGGACAACGTATTAAGTTGGATGTTCCAGTTGAATACACTGTTGGTGATAATGTAATTACTAAGAATTACAAGAATTTCTTAAAGAAGATTAAGAAGGATGAGCAAGAGGAGCTTATTACCAAGGCCACTAAAAAGACAAAGAAGGTTACTAAGAAGGCAAAGGTTGCCAAGAAGACCACCAAGGTTGCAAAGAAGGCTGTAGCAAAGACCACTAAGGCAACAAAGACCACCAAGGCAACTAAGGCAACTAAGGCAACTACCAAGGTGGCAAAGACTACCAAGGCTGTAGTAAAGACTACTAAGGTGGCAAAGACCACTAAAGCAACTACCAAGGTGGCAAAGACTGCTAAGACAACTAAGAAGGTCTTGGTACCCAAGGTCAGTAAGAAGACCACCAAGACTGTCAAAACCACAAAGAAGGTAGGTGCTAAGAAAGCTTCTATTTCAGAAGAATAAATTAAATTTTTAAATTAAATTAAATCATGTTATGTGTATGATTTATTTTTGTATTTATAAAAATATAAATCCATTTTTTATATAAAGTTATCTTAATAGAAAGTTTCAATGGCAGGAGGTTTATTACAATTAGTATATACAGGAAAACAAGATGATTTTCTAACTACAAAGCCACATATAACTTTTTTTAAAATTGCATATTGCAAATATTCTATGTTTGCTATTCAAGATCATTTTATTCAATCAGAAACAGATATCGGATTTAATAAAAAGACATATTTTAAATTAAGACATTATGGCGATCTATTATTCAGACCATATTTACGCGTAACTTTACCAGATATCGCAGTAACATACGACAAAACTGTTGTACAATATTTAAAATTATTTAATGTGAATAAAAAAATAAAAAATACAAATATAAATATTGTTATGTCAAAATTAAATGCTATAATGCATAATTATGATCAAGATTCTGATCATAAAAAAGTTCCAATTTTTATTAATAATCAATTATCAATTATGCATAATTATGAAGATTGTAATATTAATGAAAATAATAAAATATTTTCTTCAACCAATTTTAGTACATCAAACACGATCACGAGCGTAGCAAGTTCAAGTTATGAAAATACTATTAAAAATAGAAATACATCTTTAATACCATCTGACATTAATAATAGAAATATTTATTATTCTTCATATAACATCAATTATTTAACAACTATGATGAATAATATTAATTTTTCCAATGATATTATTATTACTAATAAAGAATTTTTTGAAATATTTAAATTAAATTTATATAATTTTATAACTAGTAATAATGAAAATAAATTCTTATATTCTGTATTAAAAAATAATAATTTATTTGCATATGATATGACAACAAAAAACATTACAATTAATGAAACTAATGAATTGGAATATTCATTAGATTATGTTTATTCGCCTATGACAACATTATATGTATATGAAAATTCACCTTTAGGAAAAACTTTTAAAGGAATGTTTTTTGTTGTAAAATCTATATATTCTAATGTAACATATACAAATGATATTGAAACAATGCATAATTTATATGAATATTTAGATGAAGATATTAATTCTGGTACACCAGGAACATATTACATTTCCAATGGATATAATATAAATAAAAAATTCAACATTACAAAAATATTAGATATTCAAATATCTGGCGAAACAAATCAATCATATGATATATCATTTAATATGACAGATTTAAATTTAACAGTCATGGATCCTAATGTTATTTATATGATTTTTCCAGACAATTTAACACGTGATCAAGGTATCATTGATGGAACTAATACGGACACAGCAAATATCGAAGATTATTATGATCTTTATTTTACTAATGCTAGCGAATATAATCAAAAGATATTCAATAATGATAATATATTATTACCATTATGTGTATTGAAATATAATTCTAGCACAGGTTTATTTGATAAATTTAAATTAAAAACAGAAATTGATATAACAGATTTTGTATATATATACGAAGATGTAATCATTTTTGATAAGCAATCTCAAAAAAATAATTTTGTTTTAATAAATAATACAATGTATGAATTTACAGACGATACTACAAAAACACAATATACGAATTCATTGTATATTACTAATCCAATACCTATAATTAATTCTACTATTACAATGCACAAAACATCATCATATTTATTAGATTCAAATGATGGTGAATTAACATTTGTTGATAAATTCAATAGTGATAAAAGTTATTTTACTCAAGATTTTACTTCTCCATACCAAATATTAATTGATGTACCGATAGATAATTTTAATACAAATAGAATGAGAAATATTATATATACAAAATCCAATACTTTTGATTTGGATTATTATACAAATTTAAATTTTATCAAATCACAAATCTCATCATTAAATCACACAAAATTAGCTAAAAAATCAATAATATATGAAAATATGTCATCGACATTAGCTGACAATTCATTATATATCAAAAATCTATTCGAAATTATGTTCAATGATTTAGTATATTTTAAGTTTTACAATCAATATCAAATATCTTCAACTTCAGCAAATATTTTATTAACTTTACGACCTGAATTTAAAACAAATTTTACTACTAAATTATTCTCAAATCAAAAAATCAATGGTATAGATAATTATTATAATTCATTACAATATAAAATATCTAATATATTTGATGTATTTATTGATGATATCGAAACAACATATTTGACAATTATTCGTCATATATTATCCATGCAAAAACTTGATGGTGCACCAGATATGACACTATTGCATTTACTTAATAATGTGTATAATAATGATTACTCGATGATTATTGAAGTTACATCTGTATCAGAAACTGTTTATTATACTGAAGATACCACACAAACTAGTTCTGCCATACCTAAATCAAAAATTTATTTTGAATTGAATGATGCATATTTAGATAATGATTTTCTAAGTGATTTATCAAATAATTTAAACTATTCTTTACCAATGGATGATATATATTATTATGTTCCAAATATGTTTTATGATAGATTGATAACTCAAAGTGGTACTTCTTCTTCACTATACTTTACACCATTTACTGCATCCGCTAACAAATTATTCTATATATTTACTAAATTAATTAACATGCCTATTGATGCGAATGGAAATTATCCTATCACTACCTTTTATGTGTTACCAAATGATATAGATATTACTACTATTACAATGTCAACATATTCATTTATTATTAATCGTTCAACACAAAATGTATTTACAGTATATGATAATATTAGTGATTCCAATACACGACATTTGAATGATATTTTGTATGAAAATACTATTGGAATCAAAAATTATGTAATAGATTTTGGATACATATTATATCATTATGCATTTTATTTATACACAAAAATAAATGATTCTATTTTTAGTTCATCAACAACCAATACAAATGATTTTACTAAATTTAATGATATTAAAATGTATGAAAATTTATGGAATATTAAACAAACATTAAATAAAAAAGAAAAAAATGGTAATGTATCATCATTAATAGATTTAAATGCTGCTATAGGTGGTTCAGTATATTATTTCGATTGCAACATATGTTTTGCTAATTATATTGATCATGAACTAATAAACAATTCATTACAAACACATATTAATGAATATATACGATTATACATTAAACCTGTTGTAAATACATTATTATCAGGTAAAAAAGATTATTTTAATTACTTTGTGAAATCATACAATTTGAATTTATATGTTGATGATGATGCATCTTCTTTAGATATTAATATTAAAAATCAAAATTATACGAAATTAATAAAATGGTATTTTCATTTTTTAAATTCTATTATATCCGATGTAAATGGTCTTATAATTAATTTCGAAGGTATAGATATCTTTTCAGAACTAACATTAATTAAAGTTGCCACTATAACCTCATTTTTCGATACTTCGTCAAATGTATTAACAGATGGTGTATATAAAGGTACTGTTCACATATTTACAGAAGCAGATTACAATTTAGTTTTGGTTATTAATAAAAGAATAAATGGAATAATTAATCATATAAAAACTATTACACAAAACATTCAAATTACATTACCTGATGGACAAATAAATATTTATACAGAAAATGTTATTACTACAATTCATAATAATGTTCAATATTCATCTCTGACATTAGACTATTTGTTTCATGATTTAGTAACAATTTATAGTAATGAATTTTATGAAAAATACAAATACAAAACATTAGTAACATTATTTTATACATTAAAAAAACAATATATCAATATGTATGATACTATTGTTCATAACATTATTACAAATGGTTCGTATACTGCCATACTAGTGTCCAAATTATCACAACATTTAAATTTTCATATTATTGATTACGAAAAACAATTATCGTGGTACAGTTATAATAATGATTATGATCCTGATCTAGATATATTACAATTTAAAACTAATACTTCAACATTAATTGATTTTCAAGACTATTATAAATTCGTAATAATGAATAATGCAATAATCGATGATGATACTTCGCTAATTAGAAAGCATTTCGCATATGATGACATTGTTTCGCAAAATGAGAAATTGATTTTTGATAATAATTTTTATTTACTACAAATATTATATGAAAATGTAAGTGATTTAATTTACAACTTTAACAAATTTTTCAACACAAGTTTTGCTTTTTATTCTGATTATAGAATTATTTACGTTTTGTATTTTTACTTGTATCAATCATATACTTTTACTTATGATAATCATGAATTTACAATGACATTTCATGCCACAGACAATACTGATGATGTAAATATAATTACTAATGATGAAACTGATGATATATATCATTACAGTGAAATGACATTTAGTATTAATAATTTCGTCAAATATTCAATTTACCATCATAAATTTTATGATTTGGAAAATAAAACTTTTACTAATTATGAACATATTTTTACTATTGATCCAATTACATTTATTAGTTCTGAAGCAATTTATTCATACTCTGAAACAGATTATTTACAAATTATTAATAATCATATTTATGATCCATTAGAAAATATACTATTTGGCATTGAATATGATAAAATATATGATTTAAGTTTGAATGAAATAGGATCATATCATGATAATATTTATACAATTAATGATATAATATATAAATACGAAATAAATGAACGAAAACAACAAATATTATATGCTAATTATGCAATAGTACCAATAATAAATGAAACAGTAGTAATAAATTCTATAACTTATAATATCAATCGTAATATATTTCATGATGATGAATTACACATATTATTTACATTTATTATACCAAAAACTGATATCGATGTTGAATTTCCACATATGCGATTGATAGATTATTTAGATGAACATATTGTTTGTACAGCTAGTAAAATACGTACATCTATATTAAAAAATGATACTAATACAGATATTGGAAAAGTATTTACGGATACATTTACTAGTGGCGATAGTGGTAATGATAAGAAAAGTATTAGATATTTGCAAGAAACCGTGGAGAAAACAATTATTGATACATCATTTTCCACTGTAACTTTTAATAAAACTTTTCCAAATAATTTATTGAATAATATATTAAAAAATTCATTATTACCATCACAAAATTACATTAATGATACAATCATATGTTCATCATTTAATAATTGGAAAGATGAAGGAAATAGTATTGTAACATTAATTCCTTGGTTAATTAATTATAATCAAATAAATATCAATATAATCAAAATATTTAATCAAACAGATCAAACAATACTAAATGTTTATCAATATGCTGATATAATAGGAAAAGTATACTATTTTATACCAGATAGATTTATATATGCAGAATTACATGATGGAGATGAACACGATACAAATACACATGACATTGAACATTTTCAAAATGATTATGTTTCATCTTTAGATTATATGTTATTTCAAAACAATATATTGAAAGAATTGGGTGGTACAACATATGCTGATCTGGAAATTATTACTACAAAAACTAATTTAGTAAAACAAAAAATAATTGATCTAATAATTGAAGATATTAATAATGGTACATTTTCAACATTTTATGAATCGAATGTATATTTCGATATTTCCAATGATATAGTAACATGGGATAATGATATAAATAATATTTCCAGTAATTCTGTATTCATTAGAAATTCTATATTGATTGATTATGATGAATATATGAATATGAAATGTATAGAAGGATTAAGTTATACATTGGAATATATTGATAACAAATTTTATTTACAAGATCAAAGTAATAATCTATTTATTGTCACATTATCACATGATATTGTTTCCGATGTTAGTTATAATGATTGTATTTTATTATTTGGTACCGATAATGTATTAATTGATGTTCACGATTCTATTTTTCCTAAAACACTCAATATTTACAATGGTAATTTATATAGATACAATACATTCGATCATGGATTTAGTAATGATTTATCTGGTAATTTGATATATGATTTTAAATATGATGTTTCATTAAATATATTGTTAAAAAGTGTACATAATTATAATTATGATTTATTTAATGGAAATGTTAGAGAAGATATTTCATGTAGTTTAACAGATGTATATATTGATTTTTCAAATAATTATTTATCAAATGATGAATCGTTATGGAGCAATAATGTTATATTAGATGACACAAATTTATATGGATTTATAGATTCGACAATTATGTTGCAAGGAAATTATGTTGTTATTAATGATCAAACAAATACTTTTTTAGCTTATGTTACATTTGGAATGTTAAATACATCATCTCAAAACTTGATCAAATTATATATGCACGATACATTTGTTTATGATGCGAATAAAACATATACTATTCAATATGATATTAAACCAATCATTAAACATATGGGAACTAGTAAATTATGGTATAAATCAGTATTCTATTTTTGGGAAACATTTATTAAATCCTTGAATGAAATAAAAACAATCGTTTCAAAATTTGATGATAAATATTTTATTGATCAAAAGTTTTCTAAGAAAAGTTATATTAATAAATTATTTACATATGTATCAGAATTAGGTGAAACATCACAAGGATCTAAATTATTCGAATCTTATATAGATCATTTTGAACGAGATATGACTTATAATGTTAGTTTATTTAATAGCATTGATACTGTAAAAACATTTCGAATAAATTTAGATAATTTATACAGAAATTTTAAATTAAATGTATATAAATTACAAAGTATTATTGCTCGAGATGTAATACCAAAATGTTCATGGATTGATTATATTGGTCATTATTTATTTAATAAAATAGGATTGAAAATAGATGGTAATACATTGGAAGAAATAGATTCACAAATTATACATATTTACAATTTACGCAATTCTAATGATTCAACTATTAAAGCATTATATAAAATGATTGGTCATAATAAAGAATTATTAACACCTCAAAATAAAATTAAAGGACAAACATTATATATTCCTTTACCATTATGTTTTACTGATTGTACCAAAGCTTTTCCTCTTATAGCAATGATTAATTCTGCATTAACATTAGATGTTGAAATACGTGATTTAAATAGTTTAGTAAAATATCCTGTAACATCACAAATAAAAGCAAATGGAAATATTAAAGTAGAATTTAGTGGTTCATATGTATATTTAGATACTGAAATGAGAAAAAAGTTTGCTAGATCACGACATGAGTATTTATATGAAATTAAACAAAATTACAAATATGATATCACGAGTAATAAAGGATCAATAATGTTGGATTATGATAATCCATGTAAAGAAATGTTATGGTTTTATATGGATCAAGCTATTAAAGTTAAAAAAGATTTATGGAACTATACTGGTAAATCATATAAATTGTATGATCCTGAAAATGTATTTTATAATGATTATTCTGAAAATGATGATATGAAAGCATATATTAAAAATCTATTATTAACTGTGGAAAAGAGAACAGGATTAGATTTGACTACTATTATTAATATTAATGCATTATCAAATGTTGATATCAATCGTGTTATATCTTATATTAAACGCAGAGCAGAAAATCCCAATCCGTTTATAAATTCAGCTCTAGATTATAATGGTCATAATAGATTTGATTTAGAAGGTAATCATACTGGATTAGTATGTGCAAGTGAATATTATAAAGATAGTTTTACCAGTGGCTTAAATGCTAAATCGTACGCAAGATATCCTAAAGAGATAGCTCATTCAGGATATAATAATCATAGTCTATGTAAAGATATGAGATTTAGATATGAATTGAATAAAGAGAATGTTGAAGGAGATATTAATATAATAGTCAATTCATATATGATAGTAAAGATTGCTTCAGGAATGGCTGTACCAATATGGTAAAATATGGTAATTTTAATAAAAATTGATGTTAATATATTATACTAATTAATATAATATACTGAGTAATATGGCGAAAGTTAATCAAGTTAAATCATTCATCGGAAGCGTATTTTGGACTGAAGAGGATAAGACAGGACAGATTTTAAATGGTCAAAATCATACAGGATGTAGACATGAAAATAACATTTTACACAATAACAATGGTGCAATAGAAACTATTGATGTGAGTAAATTAAATCCTACACATTTTATTAATAATGCATCATTATCTACAAATATCAATTTATTATCAAATTATTTAGAAAAATTTGGATTGTTAGAAAAATATAAAACATATGCTATTACATCATTAGAACAAGGTGATAATGTAGAAATTGAATGTAAAACAAATGATATTGTCGCATTTACATTAACAGATAAACGTGTTGGAACATATTTTGATTTTGTTATGTATGATGAAGAACAATATCACAATAATAAATTAACATCATTAGATTACCGAAATAGACAAATGTCAGGTTATGTACATTCTGGTGATCAATCTTTCAGTACATATTTATTGCATCATATCACATCAAAATCAGATAATGATCGTGTATGTGCTTTAGGTGTTGTGGGTTATGGAAATACAAAATTAGTAGATTATCATCGACAAAATCCATGCATGGTTATACCCGATCATGTTAATGAAATATTGTATGTTATTCCTTGTCCTTTAGATGTATTGACAATGGGTGATGGAACTATTGCTATATTAGGTGTAGTACAAAAGAGTAGAGAAACATTAAAATTTACTATTTTACAAAAACCAAAGACATTAAATTGCGTTGATACTGGATGTATAAATGAACGTGTAAAAAACATGATTATTGATGCTAAAACTGAATTTAATGATGAAATTAATTCATTATTTCCTATTAGATTAAAAAATGATAAAAAGGATGATGAAAAAGAGAGATCATTTAAATTGCCATCTACGTTGCATTTTATTCAGAAAGGTTTAAACATTGAAATCGATGAACCATGCTTTAGTTTTGGTTGTGGTTTAACATTTCATGATACAGTATATGTTAAAGAAATTGCTGATATTGTGACAATGTCACCGTTTGGTATTTTGAGAGGACCACCTGTTATAGCATTGCAAAAATCATATGATGGGTCAATGGAATTTGATGAAGTAGAATTTTTAGATATGTTAGATGAAAAAACTATAGTGATTCATATTGATACCTCGTGGATTGAAAGTGTTATAAATATTAATGATGTATTAATTAATGGAGTAATAATTATCCATACTGATGCACCATTAAAAGATGAACCTATCATTACATTTTTATCAAATCTCAATATTAGTGGTGTATCAGCATTAGCTGGACCAATGTCTATTGTTTTAGTAAATATTGATGATAAATATTATTGGTATAGAGGTATTGATGCATTTGGTGCTAAATCAATGAACTTTGGTGACCAAGTGGATAATTCAATCAGTCATTATATTAAGGAATCATTTCCCAGCGTACATTATAAAGGTGATGATAGTATTATGTGGCGAAATGAATTGTCAACTATTAACGAAATGGTATTAAATTTAAAATCAATGTCCACTATTGAAATTATTGATAATATGGAGGAAATTAAAAATGTATTTTGTCAATTACAAATTATATTTACTACTATGGAATTGAATTTAATTGTTAAAGAAATTGTAACATTTTTACAAAAATCAATAGAATCGTCTATAGTAATGCCTACAGAACAATTTGATTCTACATTAAGTCTTGTTGAAATTAGTAAAATCATTGCTGAAAATAAAGGTAAGCGAAGAAATATACAAAAAGAAATGAGACCATTGATTAATTATCTTGGTTCAATTATTTCATTACAAAAATCTTCTTCAAAAGTATATGATCTCAAACAGTTACAAAGAAGAACAACTATTAGTGATAATGTCACTAAAGCTACGAACATGTCATTAACAGATAAAATGGAATTAATTGAAAATTACAGCAGTAGTATATTATTTTCCAAGATCAATTTATCAGCATTTGATCGAATGCTTATTGATATTGGTAGAAAAACTATTACATTTCCACATAAAAATTTATCAACTATTAATACTGATTTTTTACAAGTTGATTTTGATACTACGCAAACATTAATCGATTCTACAAAGGGTCATGTGACTCATGAATTATATTCTAAAAATAGTTTATGCATTCGTGTAACAGCAACAGACATATTCATGCCATTTATTATGATCGATTCAATAGTAGAATGTGACGATCCATCAAAGATTTATTGGATTAGTGAATGTAATGAAGAAAAATGGGCAATGTTTAGGATTCTAATGAGAAATACTATTTCATCTTGTCCAAAGGGAAAATCACTCAATTTACTACCTCAAGATAAATTAATTGGACATATGATTGCAAATATGATTATTTGTACTATGGAAAACTTGGTATCGAATTTAGTTTTAGAAGGATCTGTGAATGATACTATTTATCCATTGATGCGCGGCTTATTTGGTCAATTATTATCACTTTTGGCGTCTGGTGCTACACCATTATCTATGGCATGGCAACTAGTAATGCATAAACCGAAAATCGATTCTCCGAAAAATGATATATGGATTTATATGAAAATCATACAATTATTTCCCTATACAGGATGGTCAAATATTAACTTGAATAATAATATTAGAATGCTTTTGATCAAAATTGTTAGGAATAAAGTTTGTGGATTAGCTATTGATCAAATGTTAAAACAAATGTCAGTTAAGAAATCTAATGATGCATCAGCATTTATTGAATCAAGAAATATTGAATTACAACATTGTAGATTAATGGTTGATGTTATATTGCATATGGTTTCATCTGAAAAAGAAATTACCGATCCTATATTTATTAATATTGTGAAGCGTATGAATAGTATTTTGTTAGAAGATAAAGATAAAATTATTAATAGTCAATCATCAATAATTAGAATGGAAAGGTTTTTTCAAAAGATTTTAATAGGTACAGTTTATAGTGAAGATCTCGAACAAATTGTTAGAACAGCTATCAATGTGTATACCAAACGAAGTGCTTGTTTTGATGAAACCAAACAAGAAATTCTCGATGCCATATTGTTAGGTGGGGATATTGCACAAGCTATAAATATGTTTAAAGCATTTAGAACAGAAATCAGAGAAAAGTTTACATTTAATGAAGAGCCTAAAGTTCAAAATATGGAAGCAATCAAATCATTAAATCAAGATAAAATAAAAGGCGATGCAGAGTTAAGACGTGTTGCTTGGCAAGTATCAGATCACTCGATAGAAAAGGTAAAAGATGACAATTATGATAAATATGATAAATTATTAAATTTTGTTTTGGGCATTGAAGATAAACCTATTGAACAATCTAAAGATCAAACTATTGCTATAAAACAAGATACATTTTTACAAGGAATTCCAGGTAATAAAGCAGCTATTGAATTGTATGAATCGTGTAAACAAGATATTGTAAAAGTTATAAATAATGTTACACCTTTTGTTCAAGTACAACATTTATTAGATTGTATTGATAAACCAGATCATCATCATACATTATTTAATATGATCGAAATTACATTAATAAATTATGATAATGCAACTATTATTGAAGATAGATTGATGTCATTGTTATATTAAACAACAATGCATTAACCAATGTCATTGTTATATTAAACAACAATGCATTAACCAATGTCATTGTTATATTAATTACTAATTATTTATTTATTCATTCATTATTATAATATATTTGTTCAATTAAAAATATAATAGATATCAATAGTAATGGGATCCGGTATCTTACAATTAGCCTCATACGGCAGACAAGATATGTTATTTACTAAAATGCCAACAATAACATATTTTAAAAAGGTTTATAAACGACATACTAATTATGCATCAGAATCTATTCCACAACTATTTAATATTACTCCAGATTTTGGTCAACGAGTAACATGTACTATTTCTGATATAGGTGATTTATTGACAAGTATATATTTAAATATCAATTTACCACCTGTAGGTAAATTTGTCGATATCAATAATGAAAATGGTGATGGAAATTCTAAAATAGCATGTTGTGCATGGAGTAACAATATAGGTTATAAAATTATTAGAAAAATAGAAATGGAAATAAATGACAAAGTAATAGAAAAGCATACATACGATTGGTTTAATATATACAATGAAGTATATAATTTTATGGGTCATAAAGAAGGATTAGATAAGATGATTGGTAATGTACCAGAATTAACAGATTTAACTTGTACCAAACAAGGATATCAATTATCAGTACCATTAATTTTTTGGTTTAATAGACATCCTAATTTAGCATATCCATTGATAGCATCATATAATAGTGATGTTAAAATTAATGTGGAATTTAATACATTGGAAAATTGCTTAGTAATTGGTCCAACTCATTATGTTACAATATCTGAAGAAATTTGCTTATTTGAAAGAGGAGATATAATATATCAAAATGTGAATAATTTAGTTCACTATTTTAAATTCATTTATCATGATGTATCTAATAAACGATTGTATTATATCAAAATAACTACTGAAGAAATGTTATCAACAAATTCTATTTATTTATCTACTAATGATTCTATTTATGTTACACCAATATTGAAAGAAAAGTTATATTTTAATAAAAAGAAATATTTTCCTCAAACAATTAACTTGGCATTAGGAGAAACTTATTTATTAGTAGATTATATATTTTTAGATACCAAGGAAAAGAAAATGTTTGTTAAAAATAAATTAAGCTATGTTATAAATATATTACAATATGATAATCCAAGGGTTATTTATCATGCTCATACTAAAATAAAAATCAATTATACTTTACCATGTACTCAATTGTTATTTAATTGTGGCTATGATTACATACATGAAGGTTGGTTGAAAGAAGCATTTAATTATACTAATGATATATATGGTAAAGATGAAATCATAGATAAATTAATATTATACATGAATGGTCAAGAACGTTTTTCAGAAAGAGAAATGAAGCATTTTAATTATTTACAACCTTATACATACCATAATCATCCTCCACCAATAGGTGTTGGTACATATAGTTTTGCTACAGAAGTACATAATATACAACCATCAGGATATTGCAATTTTTCAAAAATGTCAGATATAGAATTAAGATTAACAATTAATAAAAATGTTTCATACAATCGTCCAGTAAAATTCAAAATATATGCTATGGTATTAGATATAATGGAATTTGAAAATGGTATATGTACATTGAAATTTTAGATTTAATATTTTATTAGTATTAAAATATTAAATATTATAGATTGAATACTTACATAACAACAAGTCCTGATGTTGCCTTAGGTGCACTAGATTCAAACAAACCATCAAGACTAATTTTCAATGTTTGAATACCGGTATTAATAGTCATGACCTTGTTTCTAATAGTATTGGACTGTGTTTCAATATTTTCAATATCTTCGGTGGTTACTGCAACCTTGGAACGATCGCCATTGTCATTATGTGCCTTAAGCTTCTTCAATATATCAAGGAAATATTGTTCTGCCTTTTCCAATTCAGCAAACTTTTTCTCGAACTTATTGAAAGTTTCGGGTGCAAGCATCTGTTTATTAGCATGAAGTCTTGCAACATAGCCATTCAATTTAGATCTCAAAGTATTAGTATTGCTATTTGCACCACCTTCTTGAACATCAGAATGACTCAACATAAGTTCGCTTTGACCACCAGTTTGACCAAATATGGTACCAGCACCATACATACCATGAATAGGATGAACAGGATGTGTAGACATTTCCAATGCACGAAGTTGATCAACACTGATACGCTGAAAACGTGTGGACTTATCGGCATCAGATCTTTTGAATATTTGTTGTTTAGTTCTAGTGGTAATAATACTGGGATTTTGATTGACTACCCCAATACACTTAACAATAAGCTTACCCAAAGATGTTAGATTAGCGAGGTCACCAACAGCATCTTTATATTCAACATATTCTTTCCAAGTGCCACGAACTGAACCATTATCAGCAGCATCTAATGCGGTTTCTCTGGTAAGAGCAACACCACCATCAGCATGATTATTTATGGTCATCAATACCAACAAATCCCTAATAGCAACACGACTAGCTTGTGGGATGTCACCAGGCATTACCAATCCAGATCTATCACCTTTGGACAACCAGCCGATGCTCTTCAAAATAGCATATGCTTCAGCGAGTTCTTGTGCTTTATCCATTCTGCTATTAACAGGATTAGGAATTTCAGCTTCAATCTTACCTAAATTGTCAAGCATTCCCTGATGATTGTTTGTTTTATCAATTCCCGCAATATAACTTAATGTTCTGATACATTGGCTTTTAACATCGTTGCTTATTTTTGTATCACAATTGACAAACGTTTCATGATTAATATTAGCCTTAGCCATAGCTGTTGCAACAACTTTATTATCACTGTCATGAATTGAAACATTACCATTGGCTGCCATTGAAAATGTATAGTTACCAGAATCGCCAACAGGAGAGGGCATGCTAGAACCAGTTATTTCGTAAAAATGAAGTGATTTCAAAATGATTTCGACTACTGCTGTTAAAGCGTTATGATGGGTATTCAGTGCAGCACGTTTATCATCAGCATCATTCGCAGCTACACTATTAGCATTAATAACACCAACAATTTCAATATCAGCAGCAGCACCAGGTGCTAAATTAGCATTAGCTATCGCAATTGCTTCCAATAATGCTTTTTGACCAGGTCTTAAATCAGTAAGAACTACATTAATGGCAGTAACTTTGGCATTTTGAGCATCATCAGCATCATTATCATTATTACCAACAACAACAGTAACATTACCTAATGCATTCATTATACGTTGAGGATATGTTTTGTTTTTAAAGTCATCATAACTTATACTCATATTATATAATAGTACCATAAGAAAATATTTTCAGAATAATAGTTTTTAATTTTTTATTTCTATAGGTTTTAAACAAAGATTTTATACAAAATTTTTGTTTTTAAATAAATTAATTACAATCAATTATACTATTTACATTGAAACTAATCCACTAGGTGTTGGTGCAGGATCATCCAACTTTATTCTTAGAGTTTGAATACCAGTATTAATAGTCATCATTCTACCACGAAGTTTATTGGTAATTGTATTAAGATTATTTAAGACACCCATATCGACATCACGAACTGATCCATTTCCAAATGCATTGAACTTTTCTAACTTTTCAGTAATATCTTTTAAATCTTCTTCTAATACTCTCATATCGGCAATCTTACGTGTGAAACTATTGTAAGTTTCTGGTGTTAACATTCTACCTTTAGCATTTAATACTGATACAAGACGATTTAAACAAGAAGCAAATGTATCAGCACAATGAGATGGGCAAGCTGATCCTCCTGACCGTCCACCTTCCATAACACTAGATTGCTTTCCATAATTACCTAAAGTAATATTACCACCAGCTTGTAAATTATTTAATGGTGATGCCATATTTGCAGCTTGTATTTCTGAAATTTGCTTTTTACTTAATCGACTAAATACATTTCTTCTTTGTGAAGAAAGATCAAAATTTTGATTAGGTAATAAATTCATAATCTTAGGATGTTCGTGAACTGTTTTAATACAATCTGCTATCAATCGATGGATTGCAGTGGTATTAAAATCTAATAGTGCGTCAGCAATAATATCTCTTTCAAGAAATTCCATCTTTAGCAATGAATTATGTGCTTCAGTACCAATAGCTCTCATTTCTGGTGTCAAATCAGCAGGTAACATAATATTATCTTGTTTTTTATTCTTTACCCAACCGTAATACTTGAGAATAGCATATGATTCTGCCAATCTTTGTTGCTTAGGCATTTGTGGATCGAAAAAAGTATTAGGTTCATAATCTGCTAAATTAGCTACTTTAATACCTCTTAATAATAATTTAAATTGTCTGCAATGATTGTCACCTTCACATTTTAAAACCTCATCAGGTGTAACGTTTATATGATGATAACTAGTAACTTTTACACCGTTGTGTACAATGGTTACGTCACCATTTGCTTCCATTGTAAATCCATATTCTTCTTTTTCGGGTTCAGGATCTGCGTCTTTGTTAACGAACATCCATCTTAGTTCTTTAATGAATTTTAATATTGTGGTTAATTCTCGTTGTCCATCAGCAGTATTTCTAACAGCGGCAGTTTGACCAGTCATTTTAAATACATTATTCATAAGAAGAGCGCTTAAGGCTCGTTGAGCACCAGCACCAGCAGCACCAGCAGCAATTCTTGTCGTAACGGCATTAATAAATAATATTGCAATTGCATTATCAGGAGCATTTGTTCTAGCATCAATATAAGCTCTATCATTATTTGCATCGGTCACTGGATTATCATCAATATAATCATTAACTTCTTGATTTAAATTATTATTACCAATATATTGTGGCAATAATGTGTGACCCATTGTTACAACATAATCTAAAAAATTTGGTTCATTGTTAATAAGATTAATCATTGTACCCCTCACAGCTTGTACGTCATAAGCATTAGTACTAACCTTTAAAATAAATCCATCACATGCCTTAGCAAATGAATCGGTTTTATCCCATTCTTCTCTTGATAAATACATATTAATATATAATACGATTATATTTATCTTTATTAAATAATTTTTCTAAATCCTTAATGAATTTTAAAGCATTTTCTTCACGATTGATTATTACATTTGTTTGGTAATTGTTATGCGTTTAGATTTAAAAAAATAACGTTTATACCCTTAATAATATGACTGAAACAAATAATTCGGAACAAATAAATAACGATGATTTATATGCTATTAAGGATGTAAATTTGTATACTGTTTTATGCATTACTAAGGAAACTTTTACGGTGGAATTGGAAAAAAAGAAATACAGAAAACTAGTAATTAAATATCATCCTGATAAAAATGTTGATGATCCAGATTGTGAAGATAAATATCATATGTTACAACTTGCTCACCATGTTTTATCAAATCCCGATTATAAAATAATGTATGATTATATTTTTGAATCATCAGCAAATATTGAAGATTATGAAGATCTTAAAGATGTTAATAGAGAAAATCCAGAAATTAATTATATGTCTGAAGATGAATTTTATACAAAGTTACGTGATTTAAATTTAGATGCTGACCCAAATTATTACAATGTATCTGATAAAATAACAGATGATTCTTTAGAAGCTCAAACTAAGAGAGACAATGATATTAATTCATTAATGTGTTTAGAAAATAATGAAATAAATAATTTAAAAAATGATATGAAAATTAAATTTCAAGATGATGTAAATACATTGGATAATATTGAAAATTTAGAAGATAGACAAAAGAAATTCAATGAAATGTTTAATATGACAGCAGATGAAGATATTGATTGTGAAGATATGATGTTGTATAATGGTAATGCATCAATGATTACTGGAAATGTTAGTTCAACTACTGATTACAATACTATGTTTAGTGGTGATAGAGAATTAAATGATGTATTTAAGATTTCTAAAATTGGTTTTAGTGCTGAAGAAAAAGATGAAATGAATATGTCATTGGAAGATCAAATGAAGCAATATGAAACATTGGGTGAAGATTTAAAATTGATGTCTAAAAAGTCAACATTAAAGAATGGACAAGCTGATTATGGTGCCGATTATATTTAATAGATTTATAATTTTATTTAATTATATGATATATTATATTATATAATGAGTTTTTATCATAAGAGTTTAAAGTATAAGGCAAAATATTTAATGTTAGTAGGTGGTGGAACATTGAAAGATTTAGATCCAGATACAAATACACATGCATCATCATTTCTTGGATGCAAAGAAGTGGTTCGATCACTAACCACCAAAGATGCTGCAAATAATATTGAATGGAAAGCTAAAATTAAGGCAAATGAATATTCACAAATCAATCCAGATAATAAGGTGTGTAATGATGTTGGGCATGAAAATAAAGAAGCATGTAATCAATATGTAAATAATTGTAAGAGACATCATTTATATAATAAATATAATTGTGATAATTTAGATGTGGCATTATTTCACACAATTAATAATGATAATTTAGATGATGCAAGAATGTGTATTTTATTAGGTGCAAATTGTAATTATCAACATGGTACATTCTCGGTATTATCTCAATTATATTTTTTTGATAAAAATCCAGAATTTGAACAATTATTATTAGATAATGGTGCCGAACCAATGACACGTATTGAAGACAATGCTTATAATGATGCTAATGGACACAATCGCATAAATATGTTTAATATGCCTAATACTATTGTAACAATTGGTGAAAATGCTTTTAAAAATAATCACGTTATTGATCTTCGCATGTCAGAATCATTAGAATCAATTAAAATTGATGCATTTTATAATAATAAAATTGAACAATTGAATATTCCGGCATCATTAGAATCAATTGATACTGCTGTTTTTGCTAGAAATAAAATTAACAATTTGGTTTTTAATCCTGGATCATTATTAACAATTATAGGTGCAAGTGCATTTAGCAATAATAAAATTCCTGAATTAAATTTACCTAATTCTCTTATAACTATTGGTGATTATGCATTTAATAGTAATGAAATTGTCAATTTAGTGATACCTAATTCTGTCACAACTATTGGTAAAGGTGCATTTAAATATAATAAGTTAAATACTGTTGTAATTCCCGAATCTGTTGTATCTATTGGTGAAAGTGCATTTATGGGAAATGGTACAATAGATAGAATGGAAATTCCCACAAAATTTGAAAATGAAATGAATTCTATATGTGGTTATGACACTCATATCACAAAAATTGACTACGTTTAATTATTTTATTCGATACACATAATAAAATAAAATTTAATACTACCATCAAATCCTAAATATGAATGAATACAAAATTTATTTATATCAGTATGTTGTATAAAATAGGTAAAATCATAATTCTTTGGAACTTTAAAAATCATCAATTTACAATACTGTTTATTTTCCATATATATTTGCGATAATTCATTATCACCAAGATATAATTTCATAGATTCAGCATTTTTATAATCAATTCCTCCCCAAGGAGCATCGATATATACTACATCTTGTTTTAAAGTACTAATAGTTTCTAATGAATTTCCATTGATCAAGTTAACATTTTGTAAACCATAAATTTCAACATTGTGTTTTAAAACACTGAATTGATTAAAATCTAGTTCTATTGAATTAACTTGTTTAAAATGCATAGCCAAGTTAATAGAATCTGACCCAACATTAGATGTAGCATCAGTAATAGTTAAATTAGTAGAATTATTAAAATATTTTTTAATAAGATATATCAATTTTTCAGATCCCTTAATTTTACTCACACTATACATACCTACATTAGTAATCATTAATTTTGATTTATCTACTCCTTTTTTATTTGGAAATATTTTATTCATTTTTACTAATGGAATATCTACTATATCACTCATTATTATACAATTAGATTATAAACTTTTACTTCGTTTTAACATATCATATTTAATAATCATATCAGTTTGTGTACTAGCATTAATGTATTTAACCTTTTTAAATTCTGTATATTGTTTTTTCATGTCATCATAACCTTTTTGTATAATTTTTAATTTATTCTCCTTACTCATACTAGTATTTAAAACATCATTTGTATTTTTTTCGTCAATTTCTATCCATATCACTTTAAATGAATTAATTTTATTTATTGAACATGTTACAATTGAAAATATGCAATTTACATAATCATATAATGTATTAATTTTTGTTTTACAATGAGATAATTTAATTAATGGTCTAATACCTAATGTATATTCTATTTCATTTGCAGGTATAATATGTATTGGAAAGTTATCCACCATTCCACCATCAACATATAATACATCTCGCCATTTAACAGGTTTAAATATAAATGGTACTGCACTGGTCATCATTAAAAGTTTAAATACAGGAATATTGGGCTGTGATATATGATTGAAATATTTAACAGTTCTAGTCTTTAATGATACTACAGAACATGTGAATTTAATACCCGTTTTAATATATAATTGATACATAGTTATATTTTCATATGTACCACAAATGTTGTCACTTAAATCTCTGCCTAATTTATAATTAATTAATAATTTTATTATTTTTGCAAATTTATTTTGATTATATATGCAATAATAATTAAAAAAGTTTTCAATATCAGTATTTGGTTCGAATAATTTACCCATATTTAAATTCAGAAAAAGATTTTCTATTTCATTAGCACTGTATTTTAATATTAATAATAAACAAAATATTGATCCAGCTGATGCTCCATAATATGATGTCACATTTGATATTATGTTTTTTTCTTCAAGATATTTTATTGCTCCAATAACAGGTGCTGTTTTCAATCCTCCACCAGCAATAACTAAATTTTTAATCATTTAACTTTATATCTGTATTATTCTTTAATGAGCTTAAATTTAGAAAAATATGTAACTTTTAAAAAAGATCAACAAATTAAAAAAAAAGAATGTTATAAGAATATTTTAGAACAAGTCAGTAATATGATTATGAATAGTATGGATAGTTTAATTGATCATATAAATTATGAAATTCCACCATTCATATTTGGTGAATTGGAATATGAACCATTAGAAAGTGTTCATTATGTTATAAGAAAGTTAAAACATAATAAATCTTTTAAGAAAATAATAACTAAAATGGATTTTTACGAACCAAATATATTATATATTCAATGGGATATGAGTAAAATTTAATTATTTTTATTAAATAACTTTATAATTAATAATATCATTATACAAATTAAAAATATAGTCACGGCATCAGAATTTCTATGCATTAATTGAGATATTGATGGTATTGAGAATGATGGCATGGTTGGCATTGACGAATGTTCATTCATGCGTTTTAAATAACGATTTCTACAAATAGAACAAGTATTTATATGTGTATTAACTGCTAAACAAACTTTACTTTCTTTTTCTGAATCATCAAACATTTCTTTGAGTTTTAAATATTGCTTATGTAAATTCTTTCTTTGTTTGGGTTCAGAATTAGTTTCTGAATCAAATGTTTCTTTTAACTTGTATTCTTGATCTATAAATTCTTTAGGTTTATCTGAATCAACATCTTTTGCATCTTGGTTGAAATCTTGACCCCATGCATCTTCAATGGTACAATACATTTTATAATATACTTTAGATATTATAAAAATATCAAAAGAATTTTATCTTAATATATAATATTATGGATAAAGTCTCTGTATTATTTAATAATGGACACCGTCAATTTAGTAAATTATTATTAGATAAAAATACATTGTATATGTTTATTGTGTTAACATTTGCATCTGTATTTTTCTCATCATATGTTCCTTCAGTAATTTCGCGTCATATTGATAACCCACTAGTAAAGTTTTGTGTATTAGTATTAATTGTATATTTAACATCAGTTAATCCATCTATAGCAGTACTAGTAACAATAGCATATTTAATTTCATATAATAATTGTGCATCAAAAGAAGCTAAAGAAAATTTTCAACAAATAGAAACATTTCAACAAATAGAACAATATGAAAATGATAGTGAAGATTCATTAGACCCAAACTCATCCGATGGTAGTAATAATGATACGGATGAATCTATTAATTCGGAAATATCTATTGATTCAAATGATTCAAATGATTCAAATGATTCAAATGATTCTAAAGAATAATTTAAAAATAAATCAAATGACAAAATGTTTAGGATTATATTTATACAATGCGTTATATAAATATAATATAGTTTCTTAATAATTTATAATGAATCATAATTCAAAGAAACATAGGAATCAAGAATCGACCACTGAAGGTGAATTATTTTTAGATCTTTTGGCTGATGAAGGTAAATTAAAACCCATATCAAAAACTTTAAATGTTGAACGCATAGAAGAGCATAATAGTGACAGTGAAGATTCTGATTTGATGCAAAAAATTAGACAATCTAAGAAATCAGATTTTTTAAGTTCTGAATCATCTACCACATCATCTAGGAGAAGATCAAGTAAATATTCATCCAAGAGATCAGAAAAAAGATCGAGTAAACGATCAAATAGTTCTACTAATTCATCTATTACACAAAGTACACAAAGTACACAAAGTTCTAAAAGTTCTAAAAGTTCTCGTAGACATAGTAGATATGATTCATCTTCGAATTCACATAAAAAAACTGATAATTATGTAAATGATTTTAATAATATTAGAATTTCAAGTAAACCAGAAGAAACTAAAGAAACGCATTATATTCCCAAATATACTAGTGAACGTGAAAAGAAATTTAAACGTATGGCTCTGTTTTTTGCATTAGAAGAAATTAGAAAAGATGTTAAATTGACAAAAGATTATACATTGCAATCAAATATTGAGGATATGGAAGATGAAGTAAAATTTCATACTGAACGAGAACAGAAAAAAGTTGCCATTCAAATGGGTAAAGATGGATTGTTAAAAGGTGTGCAATTAATTGAACGTGGTAATAAATATTTCGATCCATTTGGTCTTAAATTGAATGGATTTCATAAACAAATGTGTGGTAATATAAATAATTATGATAATGTAATGGGTGAATTGCATGAAAAATATAAAGATTATATTGGTAAAGTAGAACCTGAATTAAAATTTGTTTATATGTTTGGTGGTGCTGCTCTATCGTTTCATTATTCGCAACAATATGTAGAAGAAAAAGGTTTACAAGGTATGGTAGAAAGAAATCCTGGTATGTTTGAAAAAATTCAATCAACTATTGCTGGATTTGTTGAAACAAATGTTGGAAAAGAAGAAAAGGTTGAAAATAAAGAAGAAAAAGCACCAGGTTTAACAAGACAAGAAATGTACAGACGCATGAAAGAACAACAACCTGAACATAATAATATTCCTGTGGCAGAACATACTGTAGATGATGAATTACATGATTCGCAACAAAATGTTAATAACACTATTTCACAAATGCTGGGAGGAAATAATCCACATCAAATGTCTGGTGAAATTAGACCACAGCAAATGTCTGGTGTAAACAATCCACTACATTCAACTCGCAATATTACTATACAAAAACCACGAAAAATTACTCAAATGATAAATAAAGTTACTAGAAATGGATTGAATAATAATGTTATTACTTTGAATGATACGGCCACTTCGCGTAATGTTGATGTAATGACCGTTGATTCAGAAAGTACTGACGGGATTAATATGAATATAGGAAGACGAAAAAATAGATTGCGTGTGAGATGATCAAGTTGATAGTTTTATAAATTAATTTAATTAAAGATATGATGATTAAATTAATTAAGATTTATGGAAAATTTAGTTGAAACAAATGATATTAATATTCCTAAAAAGAGAGGTCGAAAACCAAAAGTTAAAACAGAAGAAGAATTAATTGAAAAAGTAACAGTTAAGAAAAAAAGAGGTCGAAAACCTAGTGGTAAAATATTCGAGGTAGATGAAAATACTGGTATAGTTGGTGTACCGAATTGTATTATTGCACATTTGCCATTATCTGAAAAAGAAATATTAAAAATTACTGGAGAAGTTAAAAAAGAACCTCAACCAGAACAAAAAGTTATTATTACAAAGAAACAAATTAATTTTAATATTGAAACATCAGAAGATTTAAAACATTCATTAAACGAAAAATGTCGTGAATTAGAAAATTTAAAAAAGAAATATGTAGAATTAGAAACGAAATATAAAAAATATTCTTATCTTGAAACTGTTATATCTGATAATGGTATTATTGATAAGAAATATTATATTCCTAATAGTTCTGTAATAGATGAAGATGGTAAAACATGGAAAACATCTACTGACTTGTGGTGTTCTTGGTGTATGCATACTTTTGACACTGTACCAGTAGGTTTACCAGAAATGTTTTGTAATAAAACTAAAAAATTCTATACCAGAGATTGTTTTTGTTCTTTTAATTGTGCGCATGCATTTAATTTGTCTTTAAATGATTATAAAATATGGGAACGTTTTGCTTTATTATCACGAATTAAAAACATGGTATATAAAAGCAATGATAATCAATTTTCGAGCAAGTCAATTTGTTATGCACCACCACGCAAAGTGCTAAAAGTATTAGGTGGAACAATGAGTATTGATGAATTTAGAAATGATTTTATATCAATTCCTAAAGAATATCATTGTTTATTGCCACCATCTATTCCTTTATTTTCAGTAATAGAAGAAATACCCAAATTTTTCAATCAATCAAAGACTAATAATTTTGATAAATTAAAGATTAGGAGAAATAAACCACTACCAATGAAAAATAATAATTTAATGAATTTGTTATCAATCACTTGAGCAATAATGTTGTATTATTCAAGTTGCACATTATTCTTCAAGTCTCACACAAGTTATATTCATGTGATAAAATTTTCTAAATACATTGATTCAGTGTTATAAACAGTGAACAATTGTAAAATGGCATGTTTATTTAAAAACTCTTGAGAAAAAGCTATTATAATATCATCTTGATGTATATCATCTTGTTCTGACACTAGAGAATTCCATGGATATTTTTTAACTATACCTCCTCTTTGTGGTATAGCAATATCATAACCATAACCGCTCCATAGAACCGTATAAAACCGTATAGTTTTAATATGAGTGATAATATTTTCAATTATATCACGAGGATACTTGAATAAAT